TATAAAATAATCATGTGTTTTATTTTCGGTGTTCAATAATTCGTTTGGTATTTGAACCTCGGTTACCCCATTTACTGTTGTCCCTATGCGAGTAATGCACTTTTCATTTTCCCTTGATAAGGAGAAATGCACCTCTAGGAAATTTGGTAGTACCACCCCACCCGATAGAATTTTTAGAACCTGTCCGTAATCATACTGCCAGATACTTCGTGTTCTTTGCAACATTTCGTTAAATTGTACTTCTATAATATTATCCATAATTTCAACCCGCCTCCACTACTCATTTACATCTTTCATTTCAGACATCCTCTTTAAAATAATTTGTAGTGCGGTATTTTCTTGCCCCATAATAAATGTCTTATATAATCATCAAGTACAACTGCTACGGCTGATAGGAAGAACCACAAAATTGAAAACGGTAAACATATCTGACCAAATAAATTAAAAGGCATATTACTGTAATTCCAAACATTCCAATCGAGCCATAAATTCACGATACAGCCGCATACAAATTCCAATGCAGTAATCACAATCGCACCGATCAACATCTGCCTTACCAATGGCATCTTCCGGCATTTTTCGTTGATACAACCAATAAGGAAGAACGCCACCCCTCCAACAATAAACATCGTCCAATGAGTGCGCCCTCTTGCAACAAGTTCAATCAATATATAAATCAGACCGCCAATCACAAACAGAATCAGCGGTCTTAATTTCTTCATGATTTCTGAGCCATCATTGCTTTCAATGGCTCTGACTGGTATGCTTCTGGAATATCCATCCCGTAAGTGACTTTTTCTACATCTTCCTTGCTTTCCAGAGAACGGATGTAAATACGCAGGTCACGGAAATATGTTACGTGCCATGTCACGTAAGCCATTGCGGTTGCTGTAATTTTTTTCATATCTTTATTGCTGTAGAATTTGCAGTGTTCCGCTTCATTCGATGTGTGCCACGGAATATTTTCTTCTCCAGCTGCGACCTGACTTTGTAATCCGACAAGACTTGTCTGGTCATGATCTCCCAAAGTGAAATGTTCTGTAGTTCCATCTGTAAGAACGACATCCACACCTGCAGCAATAACCCCCTGTTGTGCCATGTTCATTTCAGCTACTTTAGTCTCTTGCAAGTCCTCCAAAGTTGGCTCATATGGTTCCGGTTCTGGTTCTGGTTCTGGCATTGGTTCCGGTTCTACATATACACTTCCGTCACTAGACAGAATAAATCCATTTTCTTCTTCTTTATAAAGTGTAGTAAACTTTTCATACTTACCAAAAACACATCCTTTCTCTGTAAGTAGTCGAAACCCAGAAGTGTTTTTCTCTACCCCTTCAATTAGAATATGTGAATCATCTTGTTTTACTACTTTCCCTTCAACTGGTTCTTTCTGGTCTAAAAAAAGTATATTCATCGTTATTCCTTTCTTTGACTGGTTGATAAAGTTACATATATAAAAAGCGCATAACAAAAACACCCGACCAATATGATATACCGAGTGTAAATAAATAAGTTTATTTGCTTATGCGCTTAAATATTTAAAGCGAGATGTAGGCTAAATATTATTCGTATGGGAAAATAAAGTTATAAAAACACTGAATATTCGTACTGTAAATTCCCTGCTTATGCACCTAAAGCAGGGATGTATAATGTGCAGGTAAACATCTTATTTTGGAAAATGGAAATAATTATGCTCTTACATATGAACCAAATCCATTTTTGACGTACAAAATATGAACGAACAATGTAACCGTTGCGTTTCCGTTTCCGAAGTTGTGTCCTTCAATCCCAAATTGATTGCTTGTAGAATATCTTGCAGCCGTAGATACATTTAACCAAAGATCGTAATCGCCATGAAAATTCCATGCTAAAACCTCTAACGGATAATAGCCAGGTATTGTCGGCAAGTCCCAGGTCCATCGAAAATCAGAATTAGCAGCAACCTTCAAATTTGTTTTTGTGATTTCAACATTTTTGATTATATTATTTATCGCTGCTGTTATGTCGTTATTTGCTTTTGTTAAATTGCTATTTAACTCTTTAACTGCCAGTGCATCTACGAAGAATCCTTCCTCTGTTACAAGATCAATTTCATCCAAGGTAACAATCCTGTTCGCACGGATAGCTTCATCAGCTTCTGCTCTTGCGTTTTCTTCTGCAATTCGTGCTTTCTTCTCCGCATCATCTGCAGCTATGCGTTCTTCTCGCTCTGTGTCATCCGCTGTTTTTCTGTCCCCTTCTTCCTTTCCTACTTTCGTTAAAAGCTGTTCCACCAAGGTTTGCTGGCTTTCTTCCTCGTCGTCTGGAAACCCCATTGCATCAGAGCATTTTATTTTTTCTTTGAACGAAATCAGTGATTTTCCATCATTAATGACTCTGATCTGCAGTTCATTCATTCCAACCACAAAAAAATCACCACTCGGTGTAAACGAGATCACACTGTTGTCAACATCACATAGTGTACCTTTTGGTTTATCCATGCTTTTATGATAAACATAGGCAACCGCTGCTGCCGTTGCCGGAATCTCATAATCCCTGACCGCAAACTCAAGCCCTAACATATCCGTCCCTTTTGTTACTTCGATCGGGATCTTAATGGTATTTCTAAGCACATAAACATCTCTTTTTATAGTGTTCATTTTTCTTTTTCCTTTCTTATCCAGGAATCCACTGGACGATATAAATACTGGTCGTGGTTCCCGTGCTTCCTCCAGGAAGTCTAAGAACGTAATTCCATGGAAAATTGTAATAGCTTGTACACCAGATTTCCTGCCCCGTCTGATCTCCTGTTGCTCCTCCTGTCGCTCCTCCATTCTCATTCTGACTCGCCTGTACAACCTGTCCATTTCCGATACTCATTGCAGTATGGCTTGCCACATTCAAAAGGATATCGCCTCGTTGAACGCCGCTTCCTGAAGATAAATTAACAGAACCGGTTACATCCTGAAATCCACAC